ACGAGGCAGAAAAGGCGAAGATCACGGAAAAGAACAGGATTAAGGCAAAAGAGCAAATGAAAAAATCCCTGTCAGATTTCCTTGACAACGCCCTTGACGAGAACGCCGAAAAAACACTTGAATTGCTGGCGTTAATGTGTTTTGTTGAGCCGCAGGACGCAAACAGCCATAAGGCGACAGAATATCTCAAAGCATTTGGCGAAATGATCGCCGACGAGGACGTACTTGATTTTTTTACATCATTGATGCGGTTGGAGCAGAAAGGTATTTTAGATATATCAAGCATATAAGGCTTGATATGTTGCAAGTATTTGGAAAGGGATATGTGATTGAACATTGCATATCCCTTTTTCAAGAAGAACAGGAAACCGAGGCATACCGTATCTATACAACGGAAATGTTATCATGCATCGCGCGAAGTTTGGGCGCACAAATTAATGTCAGATATATTGACATAATACACCCGAAAGAGGAAAAGAGCGCGGACGAGATCATAAACCATATCAAAAAGGGGTTGGCATAATGGATGTATTAGACCTTTACGCGAAAATTTCATTAGACAAAAGCGAATACGACAAAGGACTTGACGACGCAAGCAATGAATCAAAGAGTTTTGGCTCAAAACTTGCTAGTGGTTTGGGTAGTGCCGTAAAGACGGTTGCCAAAGTCGGCGCGGCGGCGGTAGCGGCTGGCGCAAGTGCGGCGGCGGCAATCACAAAGCAGGCTGTATCAAGTTTTGCCGATTATGAACAGTTGGTCGGCGGCGTGGAAACACTGTTTGGCGCGGGTGGTAAGTCATTAGAAGAATACGCGGCATCCGTCGGAAAAACAACAGATCAAGCAAAGGATGAATATCAAAAACTTATGGCGACGCAAGCCAAAGTTGTTGCAAATTCCGAAAAAGCGTTTCAAACCGCTGGTTTATCGTCGAATCAATACATGGAAACTGTTACGGGCTTTTCAGCGTCGCTGATTTCATCGTTGGGCAATGATACCCAAAAAGCGGCTGAATACGCAGATCGGGCAATTATTGATATGTCAGATAATGCAAACAAAATGGGCACTGACATTGAGGCGATACAAAATGCGTATAGCGGTTTTGCAAAGGGCAATTTTACCATGCTCGATAACCTTAACACAATGGGGGCACTCGCCGCATAAATGAAGGGCGATGTGCGAATCTTCTCTGATTGACTTGGAACTCCCGAGGGGGACAACAGGGCGCAAGCGTAATGGTAGCGTGAACGACTAAGTGAGAGGACACCCGAGAGGGTGAAGCGATAGTCTGAACTGCATTTATAACCTAATTATGAAGATGCAGATTAACAACGTGCAAATTAGGGTATGGCGGTACGGGCGAAGAAATGAAACGCCTTATTGCTGACGCGTCAAAAATGACCGATGTTCAAGAAAAACTGGGTATTACGGTTGACGGGTCGAGTACATCATTTGCCAATATTGTAAACGCTATATCAGTAATGCAAGAAAAAATGGGTATCGCTGGCACTACATCCCGTGAGGCATCAAGTACAATTAGCGGCTCAATAGCAATGGTACAAGCATCATGGGATAATGTGTTAACACATATTGCAAGTGGTAATGCAGATCAATTATACGATGCGATTGACAATTTGGTATCGTCGGTCAGCACGGCGGCTGGCAATTTGCTACCAGCCATACAACGTGCGTTAGAGGGCGTATCACAGTTAATTGTTGAACTTGCGCCGCGTATTGCCGAAGCATTGCCCGATATGATCACAACGGTATTGCCGTCATTGCTTGACGCTGGCGTGCAGATCATACAATCACTGGGCGAGGGCATTTTGAACGCAATACCCGAGTTATTGCCAACAATAACAGAAGTTATTTTACAGTTGTCGCAGATGCTGGTTGATAATTTGCCACAGTTAATAGAAGTTGGATTGCAGGTCATATTACAATTAGCGTTAGGCATTGCCGAGGCGTTACCCGAGTTGATACCAGCCGTTGTTGATACGGTGCTGACTATCGCCGAATATCTCATTGACAACGTTGATTTGCTTATTGATGCGGCTATTGCACTGATAATCGGGCTGGCGGAAGGTCTGATTGAGGCGTTACCGAAATTAATTGAAAAAGCCCCCGAGATCGTCACAAAACTGGGAGACGCGATAATCCGCAATGCGCCAAAAATTTTGGGTGCGGCAATATCGCTAATACTCACATTGATAGAGGGTATAGTCAAATGTTGGGGTAAGGTTTTTGAAATAGGTGCGCAAATAATTGAGAAGATTAAGGGCGGATTTACTTCAAAGTCAGCAGAATCGCAAAAATGGGGACGTGACCTTATAGATAATTTTATTAATGGTATTAAGGAAAAGTGGGAACACTTAAAACAGACCGTTAAAAATGTAGCACAATCTGTTAAGGATTATTTGGGATTTTCTGAACCCGAAAAAGGTCCGCTGTCTAATTTCCACACATATGCACCCGATATGATGGATTTGTTTGCAAAGGGTATCCGTGACAACGAAAATGTAGTTACTGATCAGATCGCAAAATCCTTTGATTTTGGCGATATAACAAGTAACGTCAATGTAACAGGCACGGCGGCAGGAAGTGGCGGATTTGATACTGCATTACAGCGCATTGAGGCGTTACTTGCACAATATTTGCCGCAAGTACAAAAAGACATCGTGCTGGATACGGGCGCGCTTGTCGGCGGTACGGTTGCGGCGTATGATACAGCACTTGGAACGAGATCAAATAGGAGCAATATACGATGAATGATATACGACACGGCGTTACTATTACAGTTGAAAAAACAGGCAATGTATATCACACATACGATGATTGGGGTTTGTATATAACTAATGCGAATCCCATAGGCGACCCCGTGCTATACACTAACTATCTTGAAATCCAAGGCAGGAATGGTAAAATAGATTTATCAGAAGTGTTAAGCGGTAGACCCACATATACGCATAGACCCATTTCGATTAATTTTATGGGAACACGTGATATTACGGCGTGGGATTCGGTTATATCGTCATTCCGTAACATGATAATGGGGCAAGTGTGCAAGATCGTCTTTGACAATGACCCGTCTTATTTTTGGCGTGGTCGTGTTAGCCTTATTGATTTCTCGTCGGCGTGGGAATTTGGGAAATTCACGCTGGATATACCCGAGGCAGAGCCATACAAGTATGACATTCTGTCAAGCGCAGAGCCGTGGGAATGGAATCCGTTTAACTTTGAAACGGGCGTAATAACATACACTGGCGCGGTTATTGTAAGCGGAACAAGAACGATAACAATTCCGCACGGGCATATGTATACAACCCCCGAATTTGTTGTATCGCAGATAACTGGAACGCTTAAGGTTGAGTATGACGGCACAGAATATACGTTAACACTTGGAACAAACAAGATACCGTCAATTTTAGTTAATGGTAATGAGGATGCGGAATTGACATTTACGGGAAATGCAACCGTTGAGGTTGTATATCGTGGAGGGTCGCTGTAATGTATCAAGTCAATGTTGGCGAGAAAATTTTATATTATCCAGCATCAAAGGATGCGGAGATATTTGATACAAACCTTAATGAAGAGGTCGGACTTGCAGGCGAATTTACTTTCAAAGTGCCGCCGACAAACCCGTTGTATAACGATGTAACGACAGGTGCGATTATAACCGTTTTCAAAGATAAAAAGGAGTTTTGGCGCGGAGAGGTAAAAGAGGTTAAGATTGATTTTGCCAAAGTTGCCGAAGTATATTGCATCGAAGATTTAACGTGGCTTGGCGATGAATACATGACACCGACAGCCATAACAAATGAAACGTACACGCAGAGATTCCGCGCCGTAATAAACGCATATAACGCAAGCAGACCTGTTAACAGACAATTCACGGTAGGCTATATATCAAATGTGTCAAGTACCGCCTTGTGTAATTGGCAAACCGAGTATGAGTGGTCAATCCTTGACAGTTTGCGTGAGTGCATCGCAAAGGATAGCGGATATTTGCGTGTCAGACGTGTCACGACAGGGGCAACGGTCACACGATACATTGATATAGTGCCGTTGTCGGGATACGGCAAAGCGACAGCGCAAACAATCGAATACGGTTACAACTTGCTTGATTATCTCAAAGATAGTGATTATGGCAATCTTACAAATGTACTGACACCGTATGGCGATGTGTTGGAAGATCAGTTTGTTTATGGCGATTACGGCAAACGATTGCAGGGAACGACAATAACAAATGCTACATCGGTTGCGGCATATGGCAGACACGCAAAAGCGGTTGTTTTTGATGGCGTTACAACGGCGGCGCAATTAAATACACTTGCACAGGCATATCTTACACGTTATTGCCAGCCACAACTTAAAATGGAAGTTAAGGCAGTTGATTTAAGCGTGATCGAGAACATTGATGATATAGGCATCGGCGATTCTGTCAGAATTATAGCGAAACCGTTTGCCGTAGATCAGACATTGTACCTCACGCAAATACAGCGTGACTTGCAGGATGCAGGGAAAAATCAAGTAACCTTGTCGGGTAGTGTTCCTAGACGTGGCGGTATCACAAATGTTATTAATGATACAGCATCGTTGATTAAAGATTTACCGTCGGAATCGTCTATTTTGCAGGCGGCGAAAAGTAATGCTTTAAATATGTTGCTATCCGAAACGCAAGGCGGTTATGTAGTATATGAATACGACGCAAATAACGAAAACATTGAGGCAATCAACATTTGCAATCGAAAAACGATTGACGCATCAACAAGTCGGTGGCGTTGGTCATATAACGGGCTAGGGTTTTTATCAAGGTCAAGCGTAAAAGTTGATTGGAATTATTCAAATATTCCGATTGCGCTTACGAATGAAGGCGAGATAAATGCGGATAGAATTCTGACAGGAACGCTTGATGCTGACGAAGTAACAGTACATGGTAGAATAGAGGCAACAGGTGGTTATATAGGCGGCGAAACACAGGGGTGGGAGATAGGTGAAAAAAGCATATATAATGGCACAGATTCTCTAACAAGCGGCGTAAATGGTATGTATATCGGTACAGACGGTATTCATTCTAAAGGTTCTAATAGATATACAAAAATCTACGACGGCTGGATTGATACAACGTCAATTATATCCGCCAATGGTTATGCAACAAAAGGTACAGGGGCGGTAGTGGGTTATACAGTAGAGGCAACAGGCGGCGGATTTAAGGCAGACGGTCTATCGGGCGCAACGGGGCAAATAACATGGGTTGTTGATGGCACGGGATATTCAATCAATGTTAAAAATGGTATTGTTATTGGAATAGCAAGGACGTAAAGAGGACAGGATGATTTTTTCAATAGACATAATAACCATAGCCATAATATGTATAGCAATAACACTGATTGCTTTTTTTGGCTTAATAATCCGCTGGCTGGATTATTTGGCTGATGAATCAAATAAAGAGTATATAAAAAAACTGAAGGGAGAGAAAAATGGCTGACATATCTACCGAATTACAGCAAATACTTGACGCGGTATACGGCGAACAAGTGCGAGGCTCAATATACAGAGCCATTAAGTTAATCAATGACGTGTCGGAAGCCGTTATATCGGCAGGAACAGACATCACAAGTCCGACAAGTTCAAGCACAGGGTATTTTAAGGATTCGCTGTATATCAACACCGACACTTGCGACTTGTGGAAGTGTACGGGGACTAACGCTTGGGTGCTTGTTGGAAACATTAGAGGAATCGGAATAACAAGCATCGATAAGACAGGCACAAGCGGATTAGTAGATACTTATACAATAACCTTCTCTGACGGAAGTACACAGACATACACTGTCACAAACGGCGCGGACGGTAACAAGTGGTATCACGGCACTACGATCAGCGGCGGCGCAGTGCTACCGACAGTATATCCGACATCGGGCATCGCCAAAGCAAACGCAGGGGATGCGTATTTGAACAGTTCCGAAGGGTATGTATATGTGTGTATCACGGGCGGCGATGCTAACACGGCAACATGGTCATTCAACTTGGCACTGTCGGGCGGCGGTGGCGCGGCGGCTCTTAATGACTTGAATGATGTAAATATTGACACATCTACGCTTGCCAACAAAGATATTCTTGAATTTAACGCTGCAACGGGTAAGTTCGAGAATGTATCTGACAGGTCATTCGTGAGGTATGCAGGGTCAATCACCTTTAATGATTTAATGTCGGGGGCTTTATCGACATATCTAACGTCGGCATACGAAGATATGTTTTTCCTTGTGACAGACGGCGGAACACTTGACAGCACAACGGCGGCTTATTGGACGGGTACATATGCGGCAGGGGATGTTATACCAGCCGATTCGCATATTGCAATAATTAACATTGCTCCAGCAGGAAGTACGCCGTCATATCGTTTTGATGATTTCGGCGGATATGTGGATATATCGGGCAAAGCAGATAAGACCGAGATCATTCAGTGGGTCAGCGGAAGTGTCAGCAATTTAAATTCACTAACCTTGAGCGACTCAAGAATAACAACAACCACCAAGATAGCGTGTATATTAGGTGACAATGGCACAACCACACCTGTCAAGTATTCTGCGGTATCGGTGGCGAATGGCTCAATAACAATAACATTCCCCGAAGCAACAACGGCATTAATTGATATAGGAATTTCAAACGCATAAGCGAAAGGAGATTAAGAAAATGGCAGAAATCAAGTATTTTGTAGCAGAAGCGTACAGATTTGCAGAATCCAAAAAATGGGAATACTCAATCAAGGGAGTATATGACACGATTGAAGCGGCAAAGCAACAGTTTCATGCCCGTATGGGAGCGATCATCAAAGACACTAACGATCATGCTATGGTTATCGTTTACGATTCTCTCGGCAACAAGGTAATGAGCGACTTTGTTGATACAGTTGAGGAACAGCCCGAGGCATAAGAGTATAACGGGCAAGTCATGTAACATTAACGTCTTATATCTTGTATCAGTAATATGGCTTGCCTGTTACACGATACAGAAAGGAGCAAGATAATGGCAAAGATACCTGCGGAACATGATGAAACGGATGCAATAAATGCGCTTATCCGTTCAAAATTAAGTTTAAGTTCAGAAATTTCTAATATGGCATTTTCATTTGTTTCGGGAAATAGAATTAGAATAAATCCTATTTATACAACTGATTTTATGAATAGTCATGTAGAGCATATTTATTACGTGGAGTTTTGGTCTAACCAAATTCGTATTGTTAATGCAACATGGAACAGTTCGAAACAGACGTGGGATTTTACTAATAAAGATTTAGCATAGTTCACACTTCATAATACACAACAGGAGCAAACAATGTCAGAACCTATAACAATCAACGCTCTCTTACAGTTGGGCGGAATAATAGCGGCATTTTGGGGCGGATATGCGTAAAAAACGAAAACCAAAAATGAAAACGCTTGACAAGGTATTGATTATTGTCGGCATCTTCCTTGCGGCGTTTATAATTGCAACAGTTGTTATATATACATACAACGGGTGGCAATACGACGTGTTGATACCGTGTGTTGTCGGTAGCGGATTGCTGGAAACGGTTAACACGATGATCATAACGGTCAACAAAATAAAGCACAAAACCGTTGACGAGGCACAAGATATGGAGTAAACTAAACCAAAAGAGAGGGCGTAACTATGAATCCCGAGTTAATTACAAAACTTGTTGAATCTGTCGTAACGGTTGCAATCATACTG